CTTGACCATCTTTACTTATTTTTCTTAAGGTTTTATCAAAAGAACCAGTATAAATATTGTCATCTGTGTCAATTACAACACGTGATATTTCCCTAGTGTGCCCGGTAAAATTCCAAACCTCTTGCCCATCCTTGCTTATTTTTCTTAAAGTTCCATCATCAGAGGCGCTATATATATTATCCTCTTTATCTACAACAACAGATTCTATCATTTTACTGTGGCCGGAGAATCTCCATACTTCATCTCCCAAATTATTTAATTTTACAACATTGGGATTTTCTTTATTTTCACCAAATATTATATTTCCTTCAGAATCAACTGAGATAACAGAGGGAACACAATTATTTTGTTTCTGCCATGCTCTTTTAAATTCGTTTGAAAATGAATAAATTTTATTGATTTTTGACCCAGGAATCACATCTCCAACGTTCCAACTTCCTGAACTTGCACCTCCAGACTCAACTACTAGCTGACCGCCGATATATAGCTTATCTATTTTCTCAGTATTCAAATTTAAAGTAGCCATAAATTACACCTCTTTCCTAATCAAATAAAATGTCCTATCTGTAGGTGCTATTGTAAGTGCATTGTACTCTGCTTGAGTCAAGACTCTTACTTCACCAGGTAGCCCCTGTTCACCTTTATCACCCTTAGCACCTGGCTGACCATTTGCCCCAGTGTCACCCTTATCACCTTTAAGGCTCGCCTTCTGTGTTGGTGTAAGTGCTTCAAATGTTACTTGACCATCTTCACCCTTGGCCTTTTGTCTTGTGTCTACTCCGTCAACGTACCAATTACCATTTTGAATTGTGATTACTGGCTTATCGCCCTTAGGGCCTGTTAGTCCAGTATCTCCCTTGTCGCCCTTAGCACCTTTAAGGCTTGCTTTCTGCTCCTGTGATAACTCTTCAAATGACATCTTACCATCTTGACCAATTGCCCTTTTGCCTGTGTCTACATTGTCAATGACCCAATTGCCCTTATCATTTATAGTAATTACTGGCTTATCACCTTTTGGGCCTTTTAATTCGTCTGTGTGCAGCCTAAGGTGAGTAATCTCATCTATATATTGCTTTACTTTGGCATAATCAACTACTATGTTGACTCCTGCCTTTGCCCCAGTCTTAATTGATTTGCCTATCTTGATTTTAAAAGGCGGCGACTGGATAGACTCACTACCATTTGACATCTCAATCTGTGCATAGTGTATTGAGTCGTTTTCAAGCATTTCAGAATTTAAGACTACTTGGAATATTCCCTGGTCTGCATTAACTACTGACCCAGTGGCAAACACCACCTTAGTGCCTTGCTCTACCATCATTTTAATTGTTATCCCTGATAGGCTCATTATTTGAGAGTCATTAAATACCTGGAATTCAAACACCCTGGCAGTGTCATATTGAGTCGCATAGCAATCCTCAATATAGCCATCTTTCATAGTTATTTTATACTTTGCTTTTCCTATGTCTCTAAGTGCCATAATATTGCCCCTTTCTGCCTACTTACTTGTAGACAACATACTTTTAAGAGTTTCTATCTCTTTTCTTAAAATATCTATATCAGATTCTAAGGAGTTTACCTTAGCTTCTAACATTTCTCTTTTCTTAATTTCTTCTTGCATGCCTGCATGTAAAATAGATGTATAATTGTATACATCTATTGCATATGTCTTATTTATCTTGTTGTAGCCTACTATTACGCTTCTTATAGGATCTTTAATAAGCTGTGCGACAAGTGAAAACTTAGGCTTATTTTGACCCTTAAAATTGTAATTAAAAAGTGAGGTGTTTTTTAAAAAATCAAAAACATCCTCACCAGTCAAATTATCAAATTTCACATCATCATTCTTGCGTATGATTTTATCATCATTAATTTTGCATAGATTTTCTTTTAGTTTAGCATCTGAACTTAATTGTGCAGTGGTAGAATATACACCTTCTCTTGTGGCTAAGATTACTTGTGCACCGCTTGCTCTAGCCCAAAATGCCTCTGAATTAACTGACATTAGAGTATCTGAACTATCAAGATTCATCACAGTCCCACTTGCTACAGATATGCCGTCATATTGGCCCGCTGTTGCAAATTTACGTTCGCCTGCCCTATATCCACTTATCCCAGTATTACTTACACTCAAATATGCATAGGCACTATATTTTAATCTTATAGCATTACCTGTAGCATCAATAGATTTAGCGTCATTGGCACCAGGCGCTAATCCACGCTCTAAAATTATACGTTCGCTATTTCCAGGATATATTGCATCTGTGGTTATCTTAGGAAGCCTAATATTACCATTAGAATCCCAACTAATATTGTCTGTTGAATTTCCAAAAAATCCTGAACCATTATTACTTATCCAGGCGGTTGTTGTGCCACCCCTTTTTACGTATAGTCCATTTTCATTAAAGAAAACACCACCATCTCTATTACCTGCAAATATATTAGGTGATATGACTTTACGTCCGTCTACTTGTGTGTAGGTGCCATTCCAGTCCCTTAACCATTCATACAATGTGGCATCTGTTCCATCTCGTCCATCTTTGCCTTTTAATTCGTTTTTTAACTCTTGGCTTAGGCTGTCCTTGGTTATTGAATTTGCACCGAACTTGGCTAGTCCACTGTCTAAGTCTAAATTAAAGTTCTTTCCAACAATTTGCCCTGCCCTGATTACATTAGCATTTAACTTTCCTGATGTGATATAGTCTGCAACTATTGACCCGTCTTTAGTCATTGCAAGTCCATATGGACCATTGATTCCTGTGTTGGAAAACCCTAAGCCATTCTTATTCCACATCCATATTTTTTTAGCGGTGTTCTCATTGTCTGTGTCCATTATCAGGATCTTGTCGGGCATGATTTTAACATGTCCCCCAAATCCTTCTTTTAACATTTTAGTTGCCAACTTTTTGGAGTCATCAACCGCACTCATTACATCAGTATCGATTTTGTCATTAATTCGCCTTAGTTCTGATGTAATTGATGTGAATGATTCAGAAATATTTCCTAGCTCTACTTCAATATATTTCATGCTAACAGGGTCATATTTATAGCTTATCATTCTAGCTGTAATACTGACCTTTTCTTCAGGATGTATTACTTTTAGAGTATCTCCTATATTGATATTCTCAAGCTTCTTGATATGCTTATATTCCTTAGTCTTTTCTAAGTCTATAAAGCTGACCTTGTAATTTGCCCTAGGCTCGTCTATGTGGTTGTCACTAAATTCTGCCCAGGCTCTTCTTCGCATTTCAGTGTAGGCTTCTTCCTTGGTCATTCCTTCTGTGTCACTTGACCCTACATCCCTAATCTTAATGTCACTATATTCAATTACCTTGATTTTAGTATTGTGATATTGACTAACTTTAGGTGATGTTATATATCTTTCAGGAAGCAGGACACCATCGGCTGCCTTAGGCATTATTTTGGTAGTAATCTGTGTGTAGTCAATATCGGCTTCATAGCCTATTAAATTCTTCTTGTATCGAATTTGAACTGAACTATCAATCCCCAGTCGTTTTCTAAAAGTGATATTGAAGTTATTTCTTTCAATTTCTCCACCCCACCTATTAATGAATGAATTATCATCACTTCCTAGCATTGCTCTGACTGGGTTATATCTAACTATTCGACTACTGGCCACCTTATTTGAAATATCTGTATAGATTTTAAAAGGATGTGCATTAACACATCCCTTGTCTATTTTTTCAAGAGCTGCACTCGCCCCTAAATTTACGATATTTATATCCTCTATTAAATTATGATTAAGATCATAGAATATATGATAGCATGTTACGTGGTACATTCCATTGCTTTTTCTTATATGCGATATCCTGAATGCCTGGTCATCATTTGTTGGAGTGGGTGCCACAACAATGTTTTCCATTTCGATATAATCTGAATCCTTAATTGGAATAGAAAATTCAAGCTGATATATGCCATTGATTTCCTCAGATACTACCGGGTTAGATATTAGCTTATCAAGGACCTGAACCCCATTTCTTTTGAAATTAATTTCATTTGACCTGTAAACTCTTATCACTATCTCCACCCCTCTCTTGTCATGACTTCAACCTTAGACATTCCACCATATGCAGTGACTCTGTGAATGCCCCTATCAAGTTCAATAAAGTCACCTATCATATATTCAAGCAAATTAATGCCATCATCACTTCTGCAGGTCATATTTTCACAGTCGATATAAACCACAGATGCCCTTATGTTTACTCCAATTTTCTTACTGTTGTCATTATCTAATATAAAATAACAATCCCCTTGTGCATTTGTTATTTTAAATAGTGGGGCTGACTTATACCCATCTACTCTAAATGAATCAATTGCTGAAACGAATTTAAAAGTGGATAGCTTATAGCTAAAAGGCTTACAGTTGAATGTGGCTTCAAAGGATCCGTAAAAGTCTACCTCATTCTCGATATCTCCTATCTTGGTGAAATTTACCATGTAGCAGAATTCCTGATCGTCTGAAAATATAATCTTGTCACAGTCAAGCAATATTTCCTTGACCCCCCTTATTCTATCCCTTAGATGGTCATCCATGAAGTTAAGTTCAACTGTAATATCAATATCCTTATATCCCTTTTCAACGTGTAAATCCCCATCACGTCCTGGAATATCAATCGTTTCTATCACCCTTTCAGGTGTTGGAATTGAGGGCCTTTCCTTTATGCAAAACCCTAGCTTAGCTAGGTCTATCATTTCCTCATTAACTTCAACTATTAACTTCTGCATTTTAGATTGCCCCCCTTCCATAGCTCAACTTATATCCTCGCCTCTTTAGTTCATGGTCAATGATATCCATGCCCTGCCTAAAGTCTGCAGTCTCCTTGATATCCTGATTTAAAATTACATTTATTGTTCCATTGTTGCTATTGTCAAATTTCATCCTATCAACTATAGCCTGTGCGAATGGCATCATATATCGGCCTTCAAGTGGAACAACGGCCTCTTTTCCTGCTTCACCTATACCAACTATACTTGGGCCTGTGGCTATACCACCCGTTTTATACCAATCAACTGATATATGAGGTATGCTTGGTGGATTAAGTGAGAAACTACCACTAATATTAAAGTGTGGGAGTCTTATGTGCGGAAGCTCAAGCCTACAATTTCTAAAGAAGCCTGTTATTGAATCTATGGCTCCTCTTATGTGGTTCTTGATGCCATCCATCTTACCACTAATTGACTGTTTAATTGTATCCCAAACTGCTCCTGAAATAGTCTTAATATTTCCCCATGCAGTTGAAATAGTCTGCCTGATAGATTCAAATTTACTAGATGCATTGCTTCTGATATTGTCCCAGTGCTGTCCCAAGTTGGTCTTGATATCACTCCAAGTGCTACTTGTTGTATTTTTGATAAAATCCCATGTAACACCCAAGAAGGTCTTCATATTTGTAAATGTTTCAGAAGCCTTAGTCTTCAAATTGGTCCATGTATTTTGCAAGAAGCTTGTTGTTGCATTCCAAGTATTTGTCGCACTGTCTTTTATTTTGCCCCAAGTCTGTGAAAAGAATTGAGTCATAGGCTCCCATATGGTCTTAATTACACCTATAAACAATTTCATTGCAAGTGTTATTGGTGATGTGATAGCTTCCCAACTTATCATGAATATTTCCTTGATATGGTCCCATAGGAACTTGAATACTAACTTGAAGTTTTCCCAAAGTGTCTTGGCCCCTTCAATAAAGCTATTCCAAGCGTTTGTTATACCTTCAGTGACAGCATTCCAACCTTCAAGAAATATCTGCTTAGTTTCTTCCCAGTGTTTCTTAAAGAAGGCTTTAATATCGTCTCCCCACTTTACCCAAATGAATATTAGGGCGGCAACTGCAGCAGCAACTGCAAGGGCTATTGGATTGGCAATTATAAAAGCACCTATTGCCTGGAATGCTCCAGCTACCATTGGAAGTAACCTTGCAAATACTCCTGCAAGGCCTGAGAATAAGCCTTTAAATACTGTAAGAATAGGGCCTGCAATCTTACTTATGCCTTTTAAGACCATAGACAGACCCTTAACTGCAGGTGTAGCTGCTTCTGCTCCTGCAAATGCAGTTGCCCAGGCTCCTGACAGGGTCCCAAATACTGATAGTAGTCGGCCAACAATGGATAAGACTGGACCAATTGCTATTACTACTAAACCTATTGCCATTACCATCTTCTGTGTTTCAGGGCTAGCCTCGTTGAACTTCTTAGCTAGTCTCCCTATTGCTTCCAAAACTGGCTTTAAGTGTTCAAACATGGTCTTTAGTGCATCAGCTATTGGCTTTCCTGCATCATTCATAAATGCTATTATTTCATTCTTCAGCATGCCCATCTTACCCGCGAAGGTATCATTTCTTTTCTGTGCTTCATTTGTCAAGGCATTATTTTCGTCCCAAGCCTTATTTGCATCTTCAATTGCATTTGTTAGTATATCTTGACCACCTGACAACCTTTTAAGTGTATCAGTTTCTCTTAGTTCAGTAATACCTAGATCGCCTAGTACAGTATTTACATTTTCCCCTCGCTTGCTCATTTCTCCCAAGCCTTTTACAAATGCATTGATCGCTTCGATTGGCTTTTCCTTAAATGTCTTAGCGAACTGCTCGGATGACATTCCTGCTACTTTTGCGAATAAATCAATTTTAGATTGCCCTTCGTCAAATTCTTTGACCATGTCTTTTAATGCACTTTTAGTGTAGCCTGTTTTATTGGCCATCTCCTCTAGCGTTTCGCCGCCCTTTTCAATAGCTGCTCTTACATCTTGATATGTTACACCAACTCTACTTAATTCACCTTGAAATGCCTTAAATGCTTCTTGCGGTCCCATTACTGCGTTTTGCATTTTGGTCATAACCTTAGACATTGAGGACCCACCTGCATCAGCTTCAATTCCCAATGAACTCATTGCAGTAGCTAAGGCAAGTACATTCTGTTGAGTCAATCCTATCTGATGTCCTGAACCTGCTAGCCTCATAGCCATTGCAGTAATCTCAGATTCAGTAGTTGCATAGTTATTACCTAGGTATACTATAGATGACCCAAGTCTATCTACCTGACCAAGTGACCCACCCATAATATTTGTAAATCTTGCTATTGATGTAGCTGCGTCTGTTGCACTTAGGTTTGTAGCTTCACCCATTTGCACCATTGTCTTTGAAAATGATAAGACATCATTAGCCTTAACACCTAACTGACCTGCCGCCTCTACCACTCCCGCTATTTCAACTGCAGATGTCGGCATGGTCTTAGACATTTCAATTATTCCGTTTTCAAGGTCTTTGTAAGAAATGACCAGATTTCCATTCTTGTCCCTAACTTCATCTACTGTCTTCCTTACTCCTGTAAATGCAGTTTCTAGGTCACTAGCAACTTTAACAGTGGCCCCTATTCCTGCCAATAGTGGCAATGATACCCTTTTAGAATATGAATCACCTATATTTGAAATAGTCTTGCCTGTGTTTGATAGCTTGTCCGACACCCTCTTGGCTGTGCTTCCGACATTTGAGTATTCATTCTCAAACTCCTTGGCCTTGGCAGTAGCTTCTGCTAGTTCTTTTTCAAGCTTATTTACTTCAACGGAGTTTGCACCAAATTCTTGTTTGGCTACTTTTAGACTTTCTTCAAGTCCCTTGACCTCTTGCTTGGTAGTTGCCATAGCCTCTTTTAAATAGGTCTGCCTTACTTTAAGCTTATCAGATTCACTTGCATTGTTACCTAGTGCCGTGACCTGTGCATTATATTTTGCAGTTAATGCATCCATCTTAGATGTGACCTTGTCCTGTTCAGAAGCAAGTTCCCTTAGCTTTTCTTTTCTTTCCTGGCTCGCCTTAGCAGCTGCACTTTCAGCCTTCTGTGCTTCAGCTAGCTTCTGATTAGTTATGCTTATCTGATTACCAAGGGTAGCTTCTGCCTTTTGTGAGTCCATAAGCTGACTGGCCCACTTCTTAGCCTCTGTGGAATTCTCGCCCATGGTCTTCTTGGCATTTTCTAGGGCCTTCCTGATTTCCTCAGTCTTTTCCTTCTGTAAGGCCTGCTTCTGCTTTAAATGGTCTAGGGTAGCACCTAGCTTTTCAGACTCTGACCCTGTCAATTTCATCTGCTCTGACTGTAGCTTAAATGACTTTGTTAGGTTTGTGATTTCACTCTGAATGCCCTTAATAGAAGCGTTGAACTGACTATTAATCAGCTTATATTCTATATTGACCTCTCTGCTTGTTTTTTTAGCCATGTTATTCCCCCTTTCTTTAAAATTTTTTCAATAAAAAAAGCCCCAAAAATATGGGGCTAATCTATGCTACTGTTTAAGTAATTGTCTATGGCAATTTTATTCACTGCTATTGACATTAACATGGATATAGGGATTTCCCATATATCCTGACCTAAACCAAAATAAAAGGCAAATAATGAGAAGAATTCCTCAACATTACTAGGATCTAGCGTCGGTGTTTTTTTTTCTTGCCATTTGAAGCCTGCTTTGGTGTGGCCTTTTTAAAATCACCAGGCATCTTCCCTGGTTTTGTTATTAAATTTGTCAACACTTCTGTGTATATCTCAGTTAAGTCCTGGAAATTAAGGTCTGCCACTTCTAGGAATTCATCAATGCTTAGTGGGTTTTTATTTTCCATCGTGTAGCAAATATAAGCAAGATCCATAAGAAGGATATCATCCATTGGCAATGAATCAAATCCTATTTCATTTCCCATGCTTGTCTTGATTACCCCTGATATAAAGTCCTTGTTAAGTAGACCCTTTATCTGTGCGTTTCTTAATGCTCCAAGTGTTAGGTGTGTATTTATTTTAAATTCTCCACCCTCAGTTAATTTGATTGATGTAAGTGCCATATTAACCCCCTTTTTTAATATTTTAATTCGTTTATGCCTTTAGCTTGCTTGCGTCAAACTTTGAATGCCATGTATCAGCCAACTGGCCCAGTTCAGACCTGAAGCCTCTGTACATAAACTTGCCCATTTCATCAGCAGTTATTGAGAATTCAAGTTCTATCTCTGCTACTTCTTCCTCACCATTCTTGATAGACAGTGTTAGTCCTGATGTAACTGCAGCCTTTGGCCAAGCAAGAAACTCTTCATCTGTTTCCATTAGGTCATATGCTGAAAATGTCAAACACCCTACTTTACCAAGAGAGCTATCACCATATGCATATACACCAGGCTTAAATCCTGTTGTATCTATACCAAATATTTTATTTAGGACATCTCTTTCAATATGACCTACAAACTTTAGTTTCTGACCAACTACCTTGGCTCTCTTTTCCTTGTCGACTCCCTCGCACTTCTTAACAATTGTTTTGATTTCGGATTCGACTTCTAACTCACCAGTGCAGCCTAACTTCTTTGATGCAGTTTCTCCCTCAAATAATATATGGGCATTTGTAACTTTAAAATATGAAAACTGGCTATCTCTCTGCGTTGCTCCCATCTTATCTTCTCCTGTTCTAAATACTAATATTTTCATCAATGATTTTAATTACATCATTGAATATCTTATCCTCTTTGCTTCCCAATCCTTTTTGGAAGAACTCCTGGGCAACTGGGTTATTTTTCCCTATTCCTTGGTCAGGGAATACTAGATATTTGTAAGGGCCTTTAGGTGATATTTCAAATCCTAAATTAAAATTCCTACTCTTTAGCGAACTTCTTTCTTTGGCATGCGCCTTTTTCCTGTCAGACTTAGGCATAAATCCTATTATTCCCTGAATGGCATGTTGGCCGCCTTTTGTGTGCAAATATTCATTTAGCTTGCTTTCAAGAGTTGA